TGAGCTTTCGCCCTGCGTATTGTTGCCTGCTGAGTTACCAATGGCGACAGAGTTGGTGCCTTGAGCAGTAACTCCAGCATTAGAGCCAGCTCGGAAGCTGGCAGCGCCTGCGCCTGTGCTTTGTAGGCCAGCAGTGAATGTTCCAGCGGCTCCAGATACGTTTCCAGTGAATGTTCCAGCGGCTCCAGATACGTTGCCAGTAGCGACTACGCTTCCAGTTACCTCAACACCAGCAGCAGCTGTCTCGATGCGCTTAGAGCCGTTGTAGTACACTTCAACAGTGCCGTCAGTGATGCAGCTAATGAATGTCTCATCAGTAATTGCTGCGCCTAAGTGTAAGTTGCTTCCTTGTAGGCGTAAGTCGCCAGTGCCTACATCAGACACATAGCTGTGAGAGCCATCGTGTCGAATAACTAAGTCACCAGAAGCACCCATCACCAGAGCATCGTTGTCGCTCATAGTGATGCCGCCGTTAAAAGCGTTACTGCCTGTCCATGTGTTGTCTAACGGGAACAGGTTTGTTCCTTCGCCGTCAGCGCCGTTGTTGCCGATAGAATAGGCAAGAGAGTTCCACGGGGTTATGCCGTCCCCAATCTTGAACCTGCTCAGGTCTAGGTCTGCGCCGATCTCACCCTGTGCCAGAGTGGGGTTAGCCGCTGCCCAGTTTGCTGTTGTATCTCTGCGTTGCTGTATGATTGTAGCCATTATGCGGCTCCTCCAGTTATGATTTGATAGGTAGTGTATACTGAGTCGGCTCTTCCGCCGTCTTGATTGGTGTCTCCAGTGAGACCATCAGGGCCTATGGGGCCTGTGGCTCCTGTAGAACCCGGCGCTCCTGCTGGGCCTCGTCCGTACTGCCGGATGGAATCCTCAAGGTTTAGGTTGTTGGTTGTTACGACTTCTGATCCGTCAGACATGTGGAAGGTGAATCTGTTGTCGAAGTCTATCTCAGCGTCTATGACATTGGTGCCGTCCTTGCCATCGTCTCCAAACCCGTCGATGCCGTCCTTTCCGTCAAGCCCGTCGCGTCCGTTACGTCCTTCCTTGCCTTGAGGGCCTTGAAGACCTGTCTTGCCATCCTTGCCTGTCTTGCCTTTAGCTTCATTAGCGATCTGACCACGAAGCTCAGCAGCCATGCTGCGAACCTCCTGCTTCTGTCTGCTACCATCAGCTATCTCTGGAATGGCTTCTATCTCTTTACGTGCTGCGTCTATCTTGCGTTGGCCTGCTTGGATTTCCTTACGGAGATTCCCTGCGACCACTAGAAAGTCTGACATCTTCATTGTTGTGTCTCCGTATCAGAGCCTTCGCTCATAAATTGTGCCATAGCTGCTTGGTTAACTTCTTCTTCTTGTCCTTCCTTACGGAGCAGCTCCACCTGCAACTTGGACTCTTCCTCTTTGATGTTAAGCTCTCTGTCCTTTCGGATGTTGTCAAGAACCTCCATCTTCATCTTGAACTCCTTAGCTACATCGTCCTCTGGGTCTATAGTGGTGGCTGCAATCTTAGCGTATGCAATGTCGTTCTCGACAGTGATGTTAGACATCTCAGCCTGTGTCTTAGCAGCCTTAGCCATGTCAGCAATTGCCTGACCTTCAAGAGCCTTAAGTGTAGTCTCCTGAACCTTGATCTCCATGTCGTGCTTCTGCTGTGCCATCTGAGCTTCTTGCTCATTAGGCTGTGAGGCTTCACGCAGCTTAGCGATCATCTCTTCTCTGTTGCTCAGGCTCATGTTATCAACGATGCTCTCAAGCACCACTGGGTACAGAGGTGAGTCAGCGCCCATAGTTTGCAGGAGGAAGCTCAACTGGCTGGTCTCGTACTCACGAGCAATAAGGCCCATGCTGCCAGTTGCATTGAACTTGTAATCACCCACTGGGTAATGCTCGCTATCAAACTGCATGTATCTCCAAGCAGCCTTCTGGATCAGAGGGATGAGGAAGCATGTCTGGAAGTTCGTTAGTGTACGCTTGTGACGCTTCATAGACGCGCCTAAAGTCATCGCTATAGCACCTGTGCCTGCGCCTGCTGCTGCCGCCGCTGGCATACCAGAAGCATTGATGGCTCCTGTGGCCTGCTGTAGCATCTTCTGTAGCTCAGCTGCTTGGGTGAAGTTGATCTGGTCTACTGCACCGAAGTTGAATGGCTGGAGTATCTCTGCTGGGTTGCCGTTCACCTTAATCATCTTGCCGGGGCGTACAGTGGGGTCACTGCCGCGTGGCATACGTGTCGCGTCTATCGCCATCATTGGGTGTATGGTGAGGGCTAGCGCGTCTATGCGTGATCGTATCTCTGTGTCTAATGCGTTCTGTGAAGTACGTGCCTTCTCGACAACGCCACGACCCCAGAACCTGCTAGGTACGTTGTCCCACTGGAATGCTACGATGGGTCGGTCTTGCATCATGTAGGGGTTGGCAACGGCTGATAACAGCTTGTCATTGCCTAACACTACGATAGCTTCTACGAAGTAGCTAGGCTCTTGATCCATCTCGCTAGCTGCCATCAGAGGCTCAATGTACACTTCTTCGTCGTATGCGTTCTGGCTTTCTTCTAACAGGTGTCGAGGTACGAGGCCGAAATACTTAAGACGGCGTACACGATCCTCTGAGTACGTGATGCTCTCTTGATCTGGTGACAGGTTGTAGTCGTCAGCAGCTACTGTGCCTACGTCCACTGTGTCGTCATACACTCCCTTCTCCTGATCCATGCGGATGGACTCAGCGCCTACGAACTCGTCAATCATAATGCCGAGACCGTCTTCTACGTTGGTGCAGTTGGGGTCTACTAATACGTTCTGTGGCAGGAGAGGACGCAGACGCACTTGTACACGCTCTTTCATCTGTACACCTACCTGTTGCACTGCTCCGTCCATAGCGCCTTGCACTGCAACCTTCTGTTCAATAGTCTCAGTGAGTTCTACTTCTGCAACTCCGCTGCCGTAGATGGCAGCGATGAGGATGGCTTCAGAGATACACGGCTGTATCCTAGCTGCCTCTAAGTCTTCCTTAAGGAGACGGCGTAGCTTACCAATGTCTTGGCTCTGTGCTGACGTCTTGTCTATTTCATCGTCTTGGATGTCAAACAGAACAGGAGACATGGACATATCCAACTCGGCGCATGATTCCTCTACAGCCTGTGCTGTGTTAGGAGAGACGAAACGTGAACGCTCGCTCTTCTTGCTACCATCTTCTTCACTCCAGACTCCACGCCATAAGCGGTAGAACTCTTGGTGATCTTCTTGGTAGCGGGATTGGTAATCATCGCGCCACGCCTCTGCTTTGTTAAGCACCCAGCTCTCAAGAGTCTCGCTCATTACTAAGCTGTCATCTGATAGTGGTGATAATTCCATGAAGTCGTCGCTCATCGCATTGCCCTTTAGTAGTGTGCCGACCATGACCCGTCGTCAAAGTCGTCTAAGTCGTCGCCGTAGCTGTGAATAGCAAGCTGTGCTATGTACGCTAAGGCATCAATTGTATCGTCGTGTACCCGTTTGTCTGGGAAGTTTACTAGCTGGTCTATCACTTTAGGGAGGTAGTCTCCCTCTAGGAACACCAGTTCCCCCTTCTCTAATCGTCCTTGCAGCGCCCATGTCACTCGATCAACCTTGTTAGCATTGCCGTGTGTGAGCAGCTCGAAGTTCAAATACTGACCTGACTTCCTCATCAGGTCTTGCAGCGTAGGCAAGAGGGCCTGCTGTGCTATGCCTCTCTCTATGCCTACCCGCTGTGGGTTGTACTTGCGGCATGTGTCGAATATCTTGTCTGCGGTCTCTCCGAGAGTCCAGCGTCCTGATACGATGTCTACAACGTACCACTTACCGTCTGCTCCTACTTGTACAACGCAGATAGCCGTGTCATCGAGCTTTGTATTCTTGGTTTGCTTGCCGCCCTCGGCCTTAAAGCCAGCAGGGTCAACTGCTATGTAGTATTCACCGCCTGTTGACGGTCCTTCTTCCACGATATCTATCCAATCGCTATTGAATATGCGGCCTCCGGTGCTTTCAAAGGACGCCATGTACTCCTGATGGAAGTTATGGGTGGACATACTGCGCTTAGCGCGTTCTATGTTGTCCCTACTTAGGAACGGGTTGTCGTATGACGTGTAATGGAACGCTGTGAAGTCTGGATCGTCCCCGTGTTCTGCATCCTTGTACAATTCGTAGAAGTGATTACGTCCCATAGGCGTTCCGATGAACAAAGCGTGTCCGTCGTGATCTGACAGGGCTGGCAGGAGGATTGTCTCCCATACATCCGGCTTAATGTCGGCGTATTCGTCCAACACAACGTACCAGAGACTGACACCACGCATGGTTTGTGGCCTATCAGCGCCCTTCAGAGCAATCACAACGCCATTCTTCAGCGTAATCGTGACATCGTTCTTGTGGCAGGTTTCAACGAGGTCTCCCGCGATCTCCTGTATCAATTCCCACATGATGTCCTTAGCCTGACCCTGTGTTGGGGCCACGTAGAACACCTTAGCAGTCTTAGTAGGGCATGTTAGCGCCTTATAGATGAGGATGTTTGCCGCTAATCGGCTCTTCCCCGTCCGTCTACCTGCTGCCACCACCTTAAAGCGCGTTGTGTCCTCCCATACGTGCTGTTGCCAAGGCGTTAAACTGATCTCAAAGCTCTTGTTGCTCATGTTTCCCCTATGCCGTACTTCCTACTGATGTGTGTTGTTCGTTAGTGCTGCTTAGCTGGCCTG